AACTCCTATACCCAAACGACCCTGTGATGTCAGACGCATCTTTTCGGTTTCACTACCAGCAAGATGGCTGTCGTGCATGGTGTAAAACGCTATGTTTGTTTGCAGGTAAGATGGGTTATTGTTTGTCCATACATTCGCTATTTTACTTGCGTAAACACCACCTGCTCTACCCATAGTAATGCCAACTCCATTTCCAGCAGTTCCTGTTGTAGACACATTATTATGAATAAGTAACCCCGAAGTAATCTGATGTAATGAAGAAGTTTGAACTTCTAATTTAGCTACGGGACCAGTCGTTCCTATACCAACATTTCTGGTATCCTCCTGAATATACATTGCCGCAGAAGGAGAACTCGATACACCAACATCAAATTGCAAAGCAGCATCACTTCTTACTTTTGCTATACTACTTTGATTTCTAAAGTAAATGCTTCTATCAGTAGTCCCTCCACTATCTAACCTCATGTCACCACGAAGATCTAATTCTTCTTGTGGGTTGGTTGTGCCTATCCCTACTTTACTTCCAACCAAACTTAAAATATCAGACCCTCCTGCGCGAAGATCCATTCTATCACTTGAATGATAATATCTTACATAGCCTTGGTTAGCTGAAGCTGTATCGCCAAAAGCTAAATATTGGTAACTGCTTGCGGGGCTTGATAATTGAATGCCGCAATTGCCATTATTTTCTATTATTAAATCATCATGGCTTGCATTTGTGGCTATGGTTCCACCCGCATCTGCTGTGTAAATATGAGTAGTCCCAATAGGATCGGTTGTTCCAATACCAACCTTACCAGAGATATCCATTGTGATACCATCGTTAGTGCTAGAGTGTATCTTTAATTTATTAATAGAGTTATCGTATTTAAAGAAGTAATCTGCTCCATTGCCCAGTGATAATTGACCATCATCATAAATTCTGAACTGATCGTCTGTATAAACAAATGTTCCAGCAGAAAGTTGAAGGTAATTTTCTGCGCTTACCTTAAGGTAACCATCAGCACCATTTGTGCTTTGTGAAAGTTCTGCATGACCATTACTTTTTACAAAAAGTTTTGCAAAAGAAGATGAATGGTCATCATATCCATTTATTCTAATACCATTGCTATCAGCAGTTTGATTAATGGTAAGAATATCAGTAGGGTCAGTTGTCCCTACACCAACATTACCCCCAGGTTCTATGGTCATACGACTTTCCCCTACAGTCTGGAACATCATTGTTTGGGCAGATTGATTTGCACCAATGACACCTGTAGAACCTTCAACCCATAAATCTAATCTCTTATTTCCTCCTGAATCACTCTCCTCAAGTCTTAACCAAGGGTTGGAGCCACCAAGTTGTAATTGTTTAGCTGGCGTATTGGTTTCTATTCCTACATATCCTCCCCCACTTTGCAGAACTAAATCATGTGAGCTATTATGAGTATGGATATACATGTTATTGGAACCCGCTTGCATACGACCTCCAACATTGTGCCACTGACCAACAGCAAAGAAGCTATCGCCAGCAGTGTTTCCATCTACCCAAGAACCGTAGTAATTATTTTGTGAGTCAAAGTTTGATCTGGCTCCGACAGTAAATTTTTGATTCGCAGCACTTGTTATTCCTATGCCGACATTACCTCCATTTGCAATAATCAATCTAGGATTAGTCTCTAATGCTCCACCTTCAGCTATTCTAAAAGAAGTATCAGTGCTATCTTTCCCTATGGCAAAATTATCAGTGCCATTTGTTTGAAATTTCAGTATAGCGTCTCCCCCAGAAGGATTAATTGCCATATATGCAGTTCCAGCATTCGATCTATTTACAGTGAGAACATCTTGTCCAGCTTTAGTAATAGAAGCTCCACCATTAAGGCTAACAGCAGTGGTTGTAGTTGCTCCTCTTGCAGTAACAGTAGCTAAAGTATCTCCTTCTGACGCACTACTTCCAGTAACAACAGGATTACCATTAATAGTTATTGCTGTTTCAAAGTTACCACTTGTTCCGTGAATTGTTCCATCAACGTCGAGTTTATAAGCAGGACTGCTTGATCCTATACCAACGTTGCCATCAGTCGCAAAAGTCGCAGCCGTTCCGTAGCTTTGGGGCTGAATTCTTATTAATCCATCAGCTTTAACATTTAAGTTATTGCTGTTCTTGGCCCAAATTTCATTATTATCTAAATATAGAGTATCACCTATGTTTACAGGACCAAGCGGTATGTCTACTCTTCCATCATTCCTCACACTAAGTAGACTTGCGCTAGAAGAATTTCTAGCTATGAAAGCATTGGCTGAACTGTCACTTGTTCCTCCTTTTAGTTCAAGCCTAGCTGAAGGAGAACTCATTCCCACACCTAAACTTCCACCAGCAATCCAACTGTTTCCATTGGAGTTTAGTCTAATGTCTTCATTGGTGCTACTATCATATAAACTTAAGTAACCATGTGATGAGGATGGCCGCACTTTAAATATAAGATCCCCACTTTCTCTCACCTCTAGACCATCTTCGTCTCCATCGCTGCCTACAGTTAATTTTGTTTGAGGATTAGTTGTCCCGACACCCACCAATGGACCATCATTAGTTCCATGTATGGTAAGTCCCACCTCTTCTGAACCTGCGGTAGCTTTAACGCCAAACCGCATATCAGTTCTATATGCACTTGAGTTTGTTCTTACCCATATGCTACCTACTTCATTTGGTGAAGAGGAATAATCTGTTTTAAATTGTATTCTGCCTATATCTGTATCAGTGCTTGGATCAGAGCCATCTCTACTGATCTGCATTTCTGCTATGGCATTTTCTTTATTTAAATGTAATTGATGTGCTGGACTCGTAGTTCCTATTCCAACTCCAGCAGAGCCTATCATAGCTATATCATTGCCACCTACTCTGAAGAAGTGATTTGATACAGTGTGATTAAAAGGAGCGGCACTCCTTCCATAATAAGCACTTGTTCCATTCCAGAATATTAATTGAGTGCCTGTTGAGCCACCCTCTCCTATTAGAGCATTATTTGATCCTATTCTTATACCGTGATTAGCTGATCCATCTACGTCGAGTATGGTTTGAGGAGAAGTTGATCCTATTCCAACAAAACCATTAGCATCATCTACAACGAATTTAACATCACTGCTTAAAGTTGCAGAGTTAGCTATAATATACTTATCATTATTGTCTATTCCGACTGACCAAGTAGTCTCTGGACTTACATATTGACTATATGCCCAACCAGCAGAGTAATTGGTTTCTGCTCTAAAGGTAGGATTCGCTCCCTCAATATGTATAGTTCTGTCGTATTGCGCTGTCGGATTATTTGTTCCTATGCCGACACTACCACCTGACTCAAGAACCAAAGTGTCAGTGGCTACTCCTGCCTCAATTTTAAATGGGTATGTGCTTTGAGTGATATCTCTAACATAAAAATCACCACCTAATCCAAATACACTAAATTCTTGGTTACTAGAATCTGTCTCCCTTAAAACCAAACTTGGAGCGGTTGTAGCCATCCTAATTGAACCTCCAACATCAAGAGCATAAGTTGAAGATGGACTACTTTGGTTTATACCAACAGTGCCATCAGGGCTTAGTAATAAGTCTTGATCTGCTTCAATAATTAAGTCCTCTGGAGTTTCAGCGTTAGTATAAATTCTAGTATTTGCATCATTAAATCTAATACCATACTGCGAATCAACTAAAATATTTCCTCCTGCTACATGAAGTCTAGTTGATGGATTGGTTGTTCCTATACCAACATTACTACTGCTTCCATCAACATACAAAACAGCAGAATTTTTACCATTACCAACAAAGAAGTTTTTGAAATAAGTAGTGCCGCCGTCTGCGTCTGAATTCCAGTTAATCCCGACTCCACCCTCGTTCCCTATATATTCATAGCTATTAATAAGACCCCAATCCAAAGCTGACCCATCCACATTAATATCTTCAGCAGCTTCCAATGCTAAGTATGGGCCATCCACACCCCGAGCAGAAACAGATTCCCCTATATAAAGTTTAGCTGTTGCTGTCCCAATTTGCAAGTCTACTGCTGGATTAGTTAATCCTATACCTACATTGCCGCCTGTAATCCAGCTATCACCATTTGATGCAAATCTAATGTTTTCAGCAGTGCCACTATATATAGCTAATCTTCCAGCAGAAGATTCGTTATTGTTTATAGCAACTCCATTTGTATGACTAGTTTTAATATGGAAATTACCTCCACCTTGTTGTAATACAGTATTTCTTCCAGCAGAACTAGTTAATGCAATTTTAGACTCGCTTCCATATACATCTAGTAATTGAGTTGGACCAGTTGTTCCTATGCCGACATTACCCCCCATCATAACGATGTTGGGGTCATCAAATTTTATATAAGAATCTGTTTCAGACCTATTATAGATAAATCCTCCACCTGCTACCCCGCCCACACTTATGCCACCATTTGCATGTAAAGCATCATCTGTTCTAAGTATATTACTGCCATCTCTATACAGGCTTACATCACTACCTAAATAGAGATATTGACTGGATTTTATAGCCCCATTAACTTCTAGTTTTTGAGATGGATTAGTTGTTCCTATACCTACATTACTACCAGTAAACCACACATTTCCCCCTGTGGCATCTAGCCTTATGGGGGCTGTAGAAGTTGAAAAAGAACTACTACCCGCCGTGCCATTATTAAATTCTATTACGCCTGACTGTGGGCTGATAACAATGTTTGACATTCTGATTTAATTTACACTTTTTAATGGTTCAATCTCTAGTTTATCTATGTCTTTTCGTTCTCCATAGACCACATAGTCATAAAACCCCTCTACTCCCCCAATCAATATAAGTTCGGGGGTTTTGGATTTTATATATAAATCTTGTTTTTTGCCGATTGGAGTAACCACTACAGTTATAGAGTCTTCATGAATCAACTCCGACCAGTATTCTGGTAGCTCTATAGACTTACTGCTTGTTGTTCCCCTGACGTATACCCCATTCTCTGGACCCTCCAAACAAGCATACTGAAGCTTTTTGTTTTCTTCGATTGGGTGATCAATAAGGAATGACTTACTGGTTGCAGAAAGATGCCCATTAACATCAAGAGCATTAGATGCATAGCTTGTTCCGATACCTACATTGCCTTCAATTATTGCCCCGTTAGATGGTGCAGAGCTTCCAGCAAAGCTAGATCCAATCGCTATGGCTCCTGCCACATCAAGCGTGTTAGAAACAGAGCTTGTTCCAATACCCACATTGCCTTCAATAATAGCTCCATTGCTTGGAGCAGCAGTTCCAGCATAACTGGAACCGATACCTACACTTCCCGCTACATCTAATTTATTGGAAATAGAAGTTGTGCCTACACCTAAAGAGCCATCGCCCTTCAGAGTCATTAACTCTGTGGTATTATTTAATGTCCAATGAGCCTTACTGTTTGTGGCATCGTATCCTATATTAGTTTGGACTTTTCCCCAATTGCTTGAGTTGCCATAAATCTTAATAAACCCATCATTTGTCAGTGTATCTGATCCTCCATAAAGACCTAAAAATGAATTTTCTACATTTTTAAATATATGATTAGCTACAGTTATAGCTCCACTAATATTAACCGCAGTAGTGGTTGTGCTACCATTATCACAAACGTCTTGGAGAGTTTGAGTCTCCGCAGGAGAATCACCAGAGAGTAAATAAGGAACCCCTTGATTAGTTATACGATTACCAGCACCTGTTCCTAAGAAGCTGCCAGAACCAGAGATGTCGCCAATAACTTGTAACTCTGCGGTTGGATTAGTTATGCCGATACCCACTCCATTTACCCCTCCACCAAAGTCGGCATCAACAATGGTCATTTTGGTGGCATCGTCTATATTAAATCTAATATAATTATTTCCTACAGTATTAAAACGGTTGTGAGCCATTTCCATGTAGTAAGAAGAATTATAAGAGTTTCTTATTCCGTAGGTGTCAGCGCCATTTGTTGATACATCAAGTTTTCTAACTGGAGATGTGCTTCCTATGCCGACATTACCAGCATCTTTTATCGTCATCCTAGCAGCCGCAGTTGCAGATGTTGTAACGTGGGTTGTTAAAAATGTTAAATCAGAAGAGCCGTCATTTAATGAACTTCTTTCTCCTCTTACTATTGCATTAAAAGCATCTTTAGCTCCAGCACTAGCGGAAGTGCTAAATATTAACTCTCCTCCACCCCCGACACTATTACTTCCATCTACATCTAAATAAAGTTGAGTAGTAGGTGATGACGACATAGTAGTCGCCAGTTCAAGTGTTGTTTCTGGATCAGTTGTTCCAATACCAACCTTGCCCTCTGTGATAATCATATCAACAGTGCCAGCCTCATCTACTCCGTTTCTGGCAAATGTTATACTATCGTTAGTTCCATTGTTATCTCCATCATAATTAATATGCAGAGAACCAGAAACATTTATAGCAGAAGTATTAGAACCCAAGAAATCAATTTGTTGTCTTGAAGTTCCTCTATTAGTTATTTCAACTCCATCTGTTCCATCCCAGAATTTGGCGATACTATTAGTCCCATAGGCAACTGTTCCAACTTCAAATTTAGAAGTCGGGCTGCTTGTTCCAACACCAACTTTTCCGTAAGAGGGATTTAATAATAAAGTATAATTAGTGTTGCTACCAGTATGACGAGATTCAATGTAAGAGGCACTTGATGCTCTATCTACACCCATCTCTAATGCCATCGCTCCATTTGCGCTGTCGGTGACAATCAAACCGCTTGGATTGGTCTGACCGCGATTCATAGGAGTATCTACAACAAGTCTTGTTATAGGTGCAGTTGTTCCAATCCCAACACTGCCATCACTCTGTATTCTAACTTTGTCAGATGCCGCGACTTGAAATTGCAAGTAATCAGAGTTACCAATTATTCTTGTGTTACTACTATTCCAAGTTAAGTAATTATTATCTAATAATTTTATACCACCAGCGACATCAAGTTTTGCTGATGGAACATTACTGCCTATACCGACATCTCCATCGGTTGCGATACGCATGAACTCCGTTTCAGTAGTCCCATTATCTCCAGCGAATAAAAAGCCTCCGTTAGAAGAATTAGCTCTAGAGTAGAAATATAAATAATCTCCACCTTTTTCTATTTCACTAAAAGTATTTGTTAAATCGGAATCTGTTAATCTTATAGTAGCTACTGATGCAGCTATCTCTAGTTCTGCATTAGGAGCCAGAGTGCCAATACCTACAGTGTTATTAGCACCTATAAACATTCTACCACCACCACCTGCACCAATACGGAATCCTTCATCGCCGTGCCTATACTGGATGAAACCCTCGTAAGACGAATTACCACCTGTTCCGTCAGCAAAATTTATACTCGCACTATGAGCAGGTCCAGAAAAGATTGTCAAGCCTTCTGCTCCTACTCCATCACCAACTACAAGCCTATTCGCTTCACTGTTAAAGTCTTCTGGGTTATTTAATCCTATACCTACTCTATCGCCAAACAATCCAGAGATTCCAGAGATGTGCGGTCCAGTAGAAAGGATGGAGGTTGTTGTCGTATTACCATTATCACAAACGTCTTGGAGAGTTTGGGTCTCCGCAGGAGAATCACCTGAAAGGAGATAGGGAACACCGTTATTTGTTATTCGATCACCCACACCTGTTCCTTTGACGCTGCCTGTTACTGTGAGGGATGATCCAGTTATATCTAGACTATTAAAAGTTGGTGAGTCACCAGAGGCGACACCTTGATTCATCGCGTCTGCGAAAACATTATCTGTAAACCTTCCATCAAGGTCTACCGTTACGGCGCTTAAACCCTCCCTGTTAAGAGTTAAAATTCCGTCAGAGGTATTAAAACTCGCAGAGGTTAAATAGTTATTTGTGTCAGTATCTGTAACATCTCCCGAAATGAGATAAACCTTACCATTTTCTGCGGTTATTCTATTTCCTATTCCCGTTCCGATAAAGTCGGCTCCTCCTGAAATACCTGCGGCTCCAGTTACAGTTAAACCATTGAATGTCGGAGAGTCGCCAGAAGCAACTCCCTGATTCATGGCATCAGCAAAAACGTTGTCAGTAAACCTTCCGTCTAGATCCACGGTCACGGTTGCCGCATCGTTTCTATTTAACGTTAATACTCCATCACTTGTCCCAAATGAAGCTCCCGTAATAAAAGTATTTGTATCAGTATCGGTGATGTCTCCAGAGACTAGATAGACTTTACCATTTTCTGCGGTTATCCTATTGCCTATCCCTGTTCCAATAAAATTAGCTCCCCCAGATATACCAGCCGACCCCGTAACAATTAATGCATTAAAAGTTGGAGAGTCTGTAGTAGCTACTCCTTGATCCATGGCATCGGCGTATACGTTGTCTGTAAATCTGCCATCGAGATCTACAGTAATTGCGCTTAAACCTTCTCTACCAAGCGTTAATATTCCATCTGAAGTATTAAATGATGCAGAATTGAGATAATTGTTAGTATCTGTGTCTGTAAAGCCTGTCAAAACAGGGACACCACTTACATGTAATCCATCTCCAAAATATCCAATCGTAGGAACATAAACACCACTAGCATAATCTAAGGTTATAGTATGCCTCCCGCTTGAAGTATGGACTCTATCTTGACCATCTGCTAAAACAGCAGCGCCAATGTATCCTGATGGAATCTCTGCTTTGTTTCCTACCGCAAAACCATACCACCCACTAATTTTATTTGAATTTCCACCCGCAATAGCAGATTGATCTCCTGAAATCTCATTACCAACTCCCCCCGCAATAACAGCCCCCTGTCCAGCATGGATTATATTTGTTCCACCTGCACCAATAAATGAAAAAGTAGAATAAACTTGGTTTTGTGTTCCTCCTGCAATAGCACTAGAGCTATAGTTACCACTTATAGTGTTCTCAAAACCTCCACCAATAAAACTTTGGGTTGTAGTGTGAAGATCGTTTTGATATCCCCCCCCTATGACACCTCCTTGACCTTCTGTAATTTTATTTTGATATCCTCCCCCAATAAGAGATTGGTCACTTTTTAGAATATCATTATTATATCCTCCAATACTTGAAGAATATTGACTTCCTGTAATATCAACACCTGATCCACCTCCAATAAAATTAAAGTTTCCACCAGAAATATTACCTAACACTCCCCCTGCGATAACATCGAAGTCTCCGCTAACTACATGTCCAGATCCTCCAAGTATAGCTACACCTGTTGAATAGGCATTTGAATCAATAGCTCCTATTCTAGATTTTTCTTTTGTAGATATACCATATCCATCATTTGTCCCCAAAGTTGTGACACTCTTATCTCCGATAATAATTAGTTTTTGTTCACTTCCTGGGTCTGTGCCAATACCAACATTTCCAGCTAATTTAGCTTGTTGCGAAGAATCAATGGTTAGTGCTTCACTTGCTGCGGTTCTTAATTCGAAACTATCGTTGCCATTGAAACCAAAATAAGTATTAGTATCTCCGTAATGAGTGATGTAATCATTGAGAGATATTCCTCCATTACTTATTTCAATCCCTTGATCAGTAGTATTTCCATTTTCCGTTACTTCTTGTAATGTATCTGCCGAACCTACTTGAGCATCTACATAACCTTTTGATGCAGCATCTGTTGAGGCTAAAGGGGTGGAGGGTATTGTTACTTGACTTGTAAATTTGCCAGCCCCTGCGACATCTAATGCGACTGTTGGGGCTGTTGTCCCTATTCCTACATTTCCCTGCACCAACATGCCATCTGAAGGCGCTGTATTTTGCCCTCCGTAACTTGAGCCAATTGATACCGCTCCAAGCACATCTAACTTGTTAACTGGATCACTTCCTATCCCCACACCAGCAGCTTTAACAGAAGCTATTGCGGAGCCAGCAATATTAAAATTAATTTTTTTTGCGCTAGCCGCATTTAAATGAGTTTCCCCAAGATGATCTTGTTTTAAGGCATAATTACTATATGTAAATTGATCTAGATGTCCAAAAGCTGCCGTGTCGGACTCGGACATGTGACCAACTTTTGCCTTTCCAATGATTGCGCTTTCGTCCTCATCCTTTGCAACTTCTAATTTTTCAGTGGGAGTAGCACTAGAACCAATCGCTACAGAATTTGTGGTTGTATTCCCTTCATCAGTGACTCCTTGAAGGTTTTGACTTCCTCCTCCTGCTTCATCTCCAGAGAGCAGATAAGGTAAATCACTAGGACCAGTCAATCTACCTCCATCTCCTACTCCAATAGCTCTCCCATTAACACTTAACTTAGCTCCCGCTTGAAGTGCTGTTGAAGTTCCTATCCCAACGTGTCCTTGGTGAGTTCTAATAGTGTAAGGGTAATCGTAATCAGGGGGTCCAACAGTTAAACAATTTCCCGTTATGTATCCCCCCATGCCATTCTCGCCCGACTTGAAAATAACGCTTCCTTCCATGAAACCGTTACCTTTATTGGGTATGAAATCCATGTTAGGAAGAGGAATTTCTTCCATTTTAAAAGGACCAACTGGCATCTCTATCGGAGTTAATCCTGCTGGATTATTGAAAAGCAGTTTAATGTGTTGGTCCTCATTAAGAGGAAAACCATTACCGTCTCTCAGAATAATTTGTTGGACCTTTTGTTGAGCTAACGGGAAAACTCCGATTAAACTTCCCTCATCTGTAGCGAATTGAGCGTTGTCGCCAGCCATTATCACCAACTCTCCAGCAGTTGTGTAGGTGGGATCACTACCATGAATAGTAATTGCGATTTGCCCCGTAACGGTATCAGAACTTAAATACTGTTTATTGTGATATTGGACAGCTTCAGCGGCATCTCCCGTGTTTGGAATACTCCCTGTGTCGGGAGCGGGGGCATCTGATGTAGACTCATTTAACCAAATACCACTAGCATCTTGAATGTAAACTTTTTCGGGATACCATTGGTTAGAATTAATCTTGTAATCATTTCGAGAAACTTGGCCATCATAGTTAATAACCTCGTTTCTTACTATTAATTTATTGGTATCAGTGCCAAATAAGTCTCTTCTTTCTTGTCTAGTTAACGTAAATGAGGAGTCTATGTAATTTCTAAAATTACGAAAAACCATATTTCCATCAATATCAAGAATACTAATTCTTTGACCACTGACAAACGGATCGTCTCTGATTTCTGCTGGTGTGCTAAGAGTGTTACCCATAGGGCTAACAATCTCAAATTCTAATGTTGCATCTGCGTTTAGAAACACTCCACTTCCAGTGTTGTGTAACGTCAAATCTCCTGTATCTACAGAAAATGATTGATCAAATTCCCAGATATCCCTCGTCGTGTAGGATGTTTCGTAAAAACCATAAGCCCCAGTGTCTCCTGCGGATATTCCTATACCGACTTTTCCTGTGTATTCTGACTGAGCAACAGATGCTTTTTTATAAATAGCGTATAAAGCTCCACTATAAAGAGTATCTCTAGCAAGAGTGTAGGGGTCAGATCCCCCCGCTCCGACACCGACAAAACCAGTTCCTTCTCCTCTTACATCTCCAATAGGAGTGGCTCCACCAATGATTACACCCGTGGAAGCATATAAATCAAAAAATGAGGTGCTTATTTGATAAGGAACTGTAGTTCCAGCGCCAACAACATTAATAAAAGAAACAGTATCCCATCCCGAAGTGACTGCTAGAGAGTTCAAATAACCAGCCGCTCCCGTTGCTCCAGTAGCTTGATCGTATGCTCCTGACGCATACATAAAAGCACCATCATCACTGGTGATTTTTAGTATCTGGTATTGGTTATCGTTGTAGGACATTTATAAAATGGTTATTTGGTCTAAGAATGATTTATTAAAAACGAGTAACTGGTCATATACTACGAAAATTCCTGTGGAAGAAGTAACTGAATCAAAATAAGCATTTGTATTAGCTATTCCCCCATTGTTTCCAAGTGCATTTACACTAAGATTAAAGACACCAACTTGACCCAAGCCTGAAAATTCTATTCCTGTTGCGGTTGTAGATTCCTCTTGCTCAATGGCCCCGTTAGGATAAGTAAGACTCGCTTTATATCCCGTGCTATTATCAACAGCTTCCCACATACCACTTATAGAAAAAGTTTGAGTGGCTAGATCTGGTATTCCAGTTGTAATAGAAGCTAGAGTTGGGGCTGGTAAAGTTTCATAGGTAATCCCGTTTATTGTTTGTGCGACTTGATAACTCAAAGTATCCGACTCATTCTCAATACTGATATTTTTTTCAATTAAATTAAATTTACCTGTGTTATATTTTGTAGCAGTAACCAAATATTCATTTGGTTCCTGTTCTTTCATGGAGATAACCTTATAAATAAAGGGACTTGCATTTTTTATCTCAAATTTAGCTGGGCTTCCTAATTTAACAAAAGGCAGAACCTCAGGCTTATCGAAACCCGAAACTAAAGATCCATATGTTTTATTTACAACAGAGCCCGTGACCGATAAAACGGTTATCTGTTCAGGCGAAACTCCTGAAATCTCATTATTCATTACTCCCCTGTAAGGACCAACAAAGCTTTCGTAATCAAAACCAGAAAAAGCGGCCAAGGTGCTACCTCTCCTATCATCTTGAGTTCCATCAAAATTTGCTATTTGACCTGTTCCAAACGAAGTGAGTGTTTGATCGCCTGTGTAGGGAGAAATAAAGTCCCCTGAATCAAGACTTCTCGCGTCTCCAGATGAAAAGATCCACCCAGTTACACCTGTTTCAAAGTAAATCTCAGTTACCCTTTCTGTTCCTCCAAGACCTGTAGTTAAACCAGTATACAGTCCATATTCTTCAAACCTTTCTTCGCCATTATCTGCCGCTCCTATTGTGGCATCACTATATCCTACAGTGTAACCAGAAAAACCATAATATCCTGTATACTCAACCCACGAATCCGCTGGTGCTCCTGTTATAGTGAATGATTGAAAGCGCTCTCTATTTACATCAGCAAGGTCATCTATTTCATTCAGAGTATCCCTCCCCGTAGGATAGTAAACAGTTAACCTGCCCGTATTCATCGAGCTATCAAATTTATTAGTTAGGCGAATCGTTTCGGCTTCTAAATCTACTCCTAGAATCTTTCCAAAGTTTGCTTTATTTGTTTTTAACTCATCTTCAATAATAACTAAATCTCCAGGCTGACATAATAAACTCTCAACCCCTGCCGTGAATGCAACCGTTTGGTTTTCTGAAATAGAAGAATATATTAAATGTTGCCCCATCCTTCTAGCCATAGCCCTAGAAGTAATACCTACACCCTCTATTTTTTTCTTGAAAACACCTCTTTCTTTAATGTCATTTTCATCCTCAATACACTCTATCTTGGGCGCGTAATTATCAAACCTGTCTTTAAAACCTACTTCAATAGTATTATATTGTTCATCTCTCCTATTATTAGAATAGAAAAATAAACCTTCTTTTACGGATTCATTTGTAAATAAATTGACTGGTTTTCTAGGTCTATCATCAACAAAATTTATCTCTGAATTACCAAAGAAAACTCTTCCCCTAAAAATTTGAGCGATTGTATTAATAGCATCGTAAATTTTTTCACCTCTATCAAAAACAACATTGCAAGAAAATCTTGGTTCTCTTCCACCTCGACCATCAGTTACTCCTTCAAAATAACCTTCATCGTCTACAGCGTCACAAAACCTTCCTATTTTATATAATTGCCACTTATTAATTGTATTGATATCAATGTGACTACCCATTCCATATCTTTCGTTAGTAAGTAGATCATATAAGATCCATGCTGGGTTGTCTGTCCACACTAACTCATCTCGGAAAGTTCCATCCCAATCACCTTCATAAATTAATAATTTATTTTTAATTGATTCGTCAGAGCTATTTTTAAATGTATTATATTGTTCAATAGTTTTATGATATCTATAATCTATCCCATCACGGGTAGGAAAATAATTACTAGGAACTTTTACTAACTTTAGCTTGCAATCAAAGCTGCGCTTGGGAATTGCTCCAAAAGCCCTAGAATCAAGCCTAGTTCCGATAATTGCGGAAAAAGGATAAGGTAAATCTGCTTCAATTATTTCTGTTACTTTTTGCAGACCTATGTCTTTAGAGAGAAGAACGGAATTAGTTTCAAAAGAAAGTTTAGTTACCCTTACAAAACGTTCTTCTACACTGTCTTGGTCAATTGTTCCCGCCTCAATTCCCCTTTCACCATCAGGACTTAATATATCATTATTTTTAATATTAACTTTTGGTAGTCTAAAGGGAACATTTAACTTTTGTTGCCTAGCATCTCCTGCTTGTAGATTTATAACATATTGTTTGTCTATATCTTCATGAGCAGCGTTATCAGGATTACCTATATCAATTAAGGTTTCTCCTTCAACTAAAGCTACGATGCGATAAATATATGTCCTTACGTCACTTTCGTATCCCGTTTTACCAACCCTGCCCGTTTCAACCTTGAAGTTTACAACTGTTGGGAACTTAGTTCCGACCTTAAAGTCGTAACTACTGTTTCCTGATACATTGTTTACCTCAGTAACCAACGTATCCATTAACGTTGAAACATTTAGAGTAATAAATACTGCCGTAACATTTGGATTATAAACAGTATGGACAACTGGTATAGCTTGTTCGTCCCACTTAGCTAAAGAGTTATTAGCCCACGCAGAATAGTCCCTTGTCGTTCCTCCTGCATCTTGCCTCTCGTCATCACTGCCCTCATTTAGTGGCAAACGATCACTTCCTAGTTCTAAATTATAATTAGTAGCATCGTAGTCAACCACCTTGCTCTTAGTGAGCATATCGACATTGGGATTTATTCTCTGGGGGGCTACTTTATCTTTAGCCCCAAATGGCCCAAAAAGAGGGGAGGCATATATATGGTCTATATATACTCTTCTAAAATAACGAAATGGAGTTTGTGTTTCTTCGCCTTTTTTTACCTCCGCTAAAACATTTGCATAGTTATATTTTAAATTACTGGTTTCAAATTCATTTTGCTGAACAACCTCTTCATTTTGTAATTCTTTTGAATACTTTAAATCTTCTATATCTTTAAGCGCGTCCTTTACTGCTTTAGGGATGGCAACGGTATAAGTTCCAAACGTTTTTCTTTTAGAACTGCACTTTTGATAGGTCTTTTTATATACAGGTGTAAATTGAAAAGCCAAGAAACCATATAGTTTTCCAGTCATAATTCCATCAGCATCTACTTCTGGACAAGTGACATCAGCTATTCTTATACCAGCATTTTTCATCGTCCTTTCCAGATTCCATCCGTAATTTTGCCCATACGGGTAGGTTCTCATATTGGCGACCGCGCCATCTTCCACTACAGTTTTACCTGCTAAATTAGGGTTATCTCTTTCAACCATAATGATAGCATGAGCTTTTCTACTGTTACTTTTTTCCAACCAATTATGGAAAAGACCGTTTCCAGCAGCCCCAGTTCCTGGGTTCATTTGAGACCCATTCCAGTTCAGCGCACTCAAAGCTTTTGCCGCAAGAGTTTGCTGAAATAGATTATTATCGGGATTTAAATCATTATTATTATCGTTCCAAAGATTCATTAGGTTTTGAATCTCGCTCTGAACTAATTGCTCAGATCTGTCAGAGGTTTTCTTAAAGTTTTGTCTGCTAAAAAAACCTCCCCCTGATCTATGTCCGAAACCAAAGAAAAACTTTGCCGTGGATAAGTGATTGGTATCCAACCAAAACATTCTAAAAAGCCTACTCCAAGATTTATTTCCATTTCTATAAACGGCATTATTTTGACTAGTCCCGACATCAGAGCGAGGACTAGTGTTATCATTCATAAAGAAATAAAATCTTTTATCAGATGAGCCATAATATTTCATATAAGCTCTCATATAAATAGCGTAGAAAGATTTAGATCTTGGGACACTACTACTGCACCCACTTTTCTTCCTCCATCTTAAAACCCACATCGAAACATTGGGTAGAAAACCATACTCCCCACTGCTTTTCGGACCTCTAGTTCCATTTTTCTTCAATAAGGTAACATAACCCCCTTCACTGCGAAGTTTTTGTTGATTAACGGCTTGAAAAAATTTCCTAAAATTTCTAACACCATTACCTTTTGTTAGGGTTGCAGTTTTAATTTCTAAAGTTCTTGTCGCTGAAGAAGGAAGAGTGTTAGAGCTTCTCTTTAACTCACTCGAAACTGCGACAGGAGTATCATCGAGGTAAATTCCTTGTAATAAATTAGCTCCATCTACAATTTCTCCATAGCGATTACAGAGACCCTCAATAGGTCCATCACTAATTAAATCTAAAGTTTCAGAATAGCTATAGGAAGCTCCATACTGAAGCTCCCCCATTACAGGGGGTTTATAGATGGGGGGCTTTGGTTTTTTATTTTTTCCTCCCGCACCACCAATAGCGATTTTTTTTAGTATATGGCTCATTGGTTAATTTTTATCCCCCACTACTTTATTAGTTCTAAAGGTGGAGTTGGAGTTCTCTCCGACCTTAACTGGTGTTATCGAACCATCTCGGTTAGTTACGCCCACATTCCTTAAAGCATTTTTTGTTTTAACTCCCTGAGGAAAAGATTTAATTGTTGCTTGCACAACTTGAGAGCCAACTATCAATCTACCATACCCTACAGGTAAAGGAGCGCCTTGACTGGCTACATTTGCCGTATTGCTAAAAATTAAAGATTCCTTACTCCCATCTGCGGTGATCTCCAATGCTTCTACTTCGGGTTTAGGAGTAAGCGCATAAGAAATCGCTGCAAATAATACTGCTTTAGCAACTGTAGCGAGGAATCCCCCCCCTGTAAAAAGTCCTATGATTGGTGCAAGAAAACCACTACCAACGATGGCTGGGACTAAATCAATAGTCTGTGGCTCTTCATGGTTAGCCATTTCCTGAGGGGTGTTTATAACAGTTTTATCAACTATTATTTGATAGAGAAAACCTTCCTTTTGTAATTCTATTAATCTGGAGATAAAACCTCGTTTATTACAGTCTAAAGCATCTAAAACATTACGAGGATTACCGACGGAAAGAGCAAAGGTGTCTCCAAATTCTTTAGCTAAAATTCCATGTAATTTTACTTGTGTCATATAGAACCCTTAATCCTTTCTAGTATATTTACATTCGCTTCTACATTTTTGGGCTGATAAATATTTATTTTTTTAGTATTTAAACTATAGATCAAAAATGGTTGGCAACAATTGTCTGCCATTTTTATGTCAAACTCCGAAGGCTCTTCATCTCCCATTATGTGACTATGGAAAATTGCGACCATTTCGTAGTTTTCTTTAAATAAAAGATAATTTAAAGGATTAATTAAAAAGTAAGATGCTGGATCAGGCGATACGTTTTCTTCATGCTGAAGAACAAATTTCATTTGGTCAGTATCAAACCCAATAAAACCACAAATTTCTCTTTTAAAATGTTTATGAGAAACTTGTTTTATATTACTAATGAGAGACTCAACGCCTTTAATATGAAGTGTTTCTGCCATAGCTAAATCCATCTGTTCCTGGGAATCCTCCAAAACGGGGATTATTTGGTGTTGGGTTTGGAATACTTGTTAGTTCTCCCTCGCTGTAATTTTCTTGAACTGCTTCAAATTCTCCACTTCCAGTTAAATGGTAGGGTCCAGCAGTATGTATATCCATCATTCCAAGAGTGCTCCCTCCATCTACAATACCAGTAGTTCCATCCCACCATGCCACAAGACTATCTTGCCCCCATGTTAATGGAGCGCTTCCTTCAGGTAAACCATCTCCAGTTCCCCCTGTTAACGTGCTTAATTGACCAGTGCATTCGTTATATTCAAGGGGGACAAATTCAAGCTGTGCGTCTACATCATTCGGTCTGATAACTCTTCTTCTTAAAGCGTTCATTTCATTTTCCTGTAATGCTCTATTCCAAACAGCCCAAGTTCCAAGTTGACCATTCATGGAAGATGTATATTTAGGATCTCCATCCTCATAACCCCTAGTCTGATATGATAATTCTACAGCACCCAGCATAAAGGTTTGAGGAAGTGCTCCTGTTCCACCATCCCATGTCATTCCAGTTCTTTCGCTATAACTCGCAAAATTACCTAAGTTATTGATAAACCTTCCATCGTCATGCACATTTCTGGCTACCATCTCTCCATCTACCATGAAGTTTATAATAGTATCTTGTTCATTTCCTTGTCCATTAACAAAGGTAGCTGTTCCTGTTGTATGTGTGATGATGTAACAATGCCATTCAGCAACGTTATCATCACTTGCGTTTAATTCCTCTAGGTTATGTAAATAAGGTATTCTGTAAGCGTTTGAATTACGATTGCTAGTTGTTTTGTTAATTAAATAACCCATATGATAGGCTTCTACTCTAGTCTGAGCACTTCCGTCCCTAGTTCTACCAATATTAAGATATCTACATGCTGGCCAAGATCCATCGTCTCTCTGCGAGGTGCTGAAAACCCCTGCGCCTATCGCTGAGTTTTCATTAACATTAACCCAACCTAATATAGTCCACTCTCCAGTTGGTTGGATAGCACCAGTAATTGCAGTAGAGTGAGTATGAAAAAGACCTGTGTGATCAGGAACATAAGCGTTTGTATTGCTCCTTGTTCCAGAAAGCATGACGGTATCAAAAGTTTTGGTCTCCACTTCACCCCCAACAAAATCTGCTGTGTCCTGCTTACCAAATCTTTTATTACATGCGTTAAGTTTTTTGGTGCATCCGTCTTTAACCCAATAACTTGGGTTTTGTTCAGGATGTTGATTTAGATTACTGTCTTTTATAGAAACATAAACAGTTTTAAGTGGAACGCCCGCTTCATTTGTGTTGTAGCTTACATCTTGTATTGGAGGAATTGTTATGCTTGGGCTTTCTATCCAGACTACTCCACTTTTTGCATATGTTCTTGTAGCGTCCCATTTTGCTGATGGGTCAAAGAAAAAATCTACAGGTGAGTTTTCTATTTTTTCGTAATTAGGAATAACAGCGTTACCGTCAGCGTCTAAAAAAGGCGACCCATCATCTTTCTCAATTGGTAAACCATTATAACGGCATCCCTGCCCTCTGTATTGCCAATAACAAAATTTAGAGACGACTCCCCGAGAATTAATACTAAAATTCTCTAGATCTAGAGGTGAATTCAACTCAAACTCAGCAAATATTTTAGATTCTTGGGTTTTTCTACCCATTATCCAAGTTTCATTAATTAATTCTGCTTGAGGATCGGCTACTCCAAAAGGATTTCCTCCTTCAAAGTTTACATCATCAATAAATTTTACTTGGACTTTTTTCCTAATTACCTTTGCATGAATTAGGTCTTTGTAGTTTTGCAGAAAGTTTGTAATTAAATTATTTTGATTTGCTATTCTAATTTTGGGTCTAGGTAATTTCCCATCTCCAAGAACATCAAAACCCTCGCTTTCAATGGCTAACGGCAGGTATTGAACACCCTGCCATGTAACTGATTTATCATAAATAGAACCTCCATGAAACCCTAAAAACAAAGACGGTTTGTTAATTCTATCAGGGTAAATTTGAAACAATTCTAGTATTGCTGTTGGTTGCATGTCAACCAAGCTACTAGCTACTTTATTTTGTCCTTCTGCCGCCATATTTTAATTTACACTTTTATTATTATATCATATAATAAAGATGTGAAAATTACACAGTTAAAACCAGATGATCATAGGCTTTGGCCCCAATTTTTGGAGTTTTTCATCAAATCCCAACCTTACAACTTAACGAATTTTCATTCGCCAAGTTTAAAAAGAAAAAAAATAGAGCAGATGTTTAAGTTTTATATGGAAACTTGCGTTGTTTATTTAGCGGAGGAGGATTCTAAAACAATGGTGGGGGTATTCCTTGGAGAACACGCATCTTATTTTGATGTTAATTTTGTGTTTGGAATAAGAAAAGACTTCACAAGCGAGAAACTAATAAATGCGACTCATAGGATATTTGATGTCGCCCTTGATAAATATAATAAAAATTATTTAAAAAGCGAAATAAGAAGAGAACATAAAGTTAGAGCTTACAAAAAATGGATTGAAAGATACGATAAACGAGCCATAATATTTAATGACCCACCAAATACAGTGGTTTGGTGTAAAAGTGACAACATGAAAGCTCAATTCAAAGTAGTAGGAGTCAATCTAGTTACAGAACACTTAATGGGACAGACTGCTTCGTTAAGTAAAAAGTTCGCAGGATCAATGAGAGAATTGACCTTTGGCGAGAAAAAATATTTTTTTGATGAAAAAAGCGTTGACTTTTTGGCTCAGTGTGTTGTAGTCAATGGACTTCTGTCCGATGACAAAGAAAACGTTGGAAGAGTAGCACTTGAATTCATACCACAAAATGAAAAGTAAACCTGTTTTATATAGAGTATATACCCGCAAAGGAGAGTATCACCATGCTTATAATGCATCTTTAGAAGGCTCCCTACTTTGGGCTATTGATTGTGCTAAGACAGTCAGTGGCTCTGTTAAAGAGGTCTTCGAAGATAAGACCGAGAAAGAAGTTTTTAATTGCATCAAAAACAAAAAATGTTCTCTTTAATTAAATCTGTTTTAAAATCAGTCGAGCTTTTCTTAAGCTTGAAAAATAAAAAATTTTATTATGACTTATACATCGAACACCGAGAAAGAGAAGATGAACTCGTATGGCAAATTGAAGAACTTAGGGAGAGCGGTAACAGCAATGATGCTGATCGGGCTGACCTCCTGCGCCAGCGACTCAATTATGAGCGTCAACAATTTGAACATCTATCAACCTTCTACTCTAAGGCTGGAGAAGAGTCAACCGATTAAAACAAAAGATGGTATCTACACCCCGCAGACTGACGAGGTGTGGCACTCAGACGCTCGTTATCGTAGACTTGAAAGAGAAATTTACTCTAAATGAGGACTCCTTGGGAGAAATACGCATTAGATTTAGCTAAAACCGCATCTCAACGTAGTGAAGACCCCCATATGAAAGTGGGGGCTTGTGCTTTAAATAAGCATAATATGGTTTTAGCCTTGGGTTATAATGGTTTAGCGCCAAGAAAACAAGTTGATGATTCTTTTTGGGAAGACAGAAATGGTCGTAGACCTTACATGATTCATGCTGAAGCTAACTGTTTGAGTCTTGTAAAAAGGGGAGAAGTAAAACTTTTAGCTGTAACTCTTTTGCCATGTTCCTCTTGCGCCACGTTGATAGCATCCTACGACATTCCGAAGGTTGTCTATGGGGAGATATATGAACGAGACATGAAGTCTCTGGAGATTTTTGACTTTTATGACATAGAATGTGTAAAATTGAGTTGACAAAGATTAAAATTCTGTAATAATACAAAAATATGAAGACACTATTGTTTAGTCTCACGACCATGTTGGGCATTGCTTTTAGCATTGCAGGTTCTCAAGCCACTACTCTTGCAACAGATTTATCTGTTAAAGGTGGGGCATCAATCTCAAACTTTAGCACCGATAGGGGTCTAGCAACAAGAGAAGACTCTATTGGAGGTTCTCTTGCTTTATCTACCGCTGTCGGAGTGGGAGATCTCTCATTTGGAGCATCACTTTTCGACACTGACGGTGGTGGCGAAATGGACTTCGGAGCCAGTTATAGCCTTGGAGTTGATCTTTTTGGTCAAAACATTGGCTTGACTGCTGCTTTAAAAGATACCGAGTCTATCTTTGGAGACAGGGAAGAATTATCTTTGACCGCTAGTTATACTTATATTGCAGACCTCTCTGTTGGTGTTTGGTATGAGGATAACAACGATTGGTTTGGAGTCGAACTTGGAGTTTCATATGACTTCAAAACACCTGTCGAAAACCTTACTTTAAGTCCTTTTGTTACCGTAAATTTTGCGGAAGAGTATGAAGCACTTGAGCTTGGTGTTAAAGCGGATTACGTTTTGACAGAAGATGTCTCAATTATTGGGAAAGTCTCGTTTAACAATAATACCCTTGAAGGTTCTTCTCTTGAAGTAGATGAAGAGTGGGTTGTTGGAGCAGGATTGTCCTACAAATTCTAATAACCTCAGGTTTTTAAAAAAATAAAAGAAAAGCCTCCCGCAAGGGGGGCTTTTTTTGTATCGAGTGTAAATAAATAAACATGGAGCCTGAAAAGTCTATTTTAAAAGAGTTTTTAAACGGAGGATGGTTGGTGCCGCTTGTGGGTGCCGCCGCCATGTTTGCTAGATTGTTATCGGGAAACAGTGGGTTGTCTTTAAAACAACAGTTTAAAAGAGTAATCACCGCCGCAATTGCGGCTGGTATTGCATGGTTTGTGTTAGAGCAAACAGATGTATCCTCCCTTACAAAAGCGATCACTTATGGTATCATTGGTGTAATTAGTCCAGAAGTAATTAGCGGTATCGTGCGATTAGGAGAAAAATTCGCTAAGAACCCAGAAAAATTTATTAAAAAATGAGACCTAAGTTTATTGTTTATTGTTTAGCAGCTATCTGTTTAGCGTTTGCGTGGAAAGGATTGATTCTTACAGAGGATATTGAATCTACTCTAGAGGAAAATGCTAGGCAATCAGAGTCATCTATCATGGAAATAGGGATGTGTTTTGATTGGTATGGAGTTATTATAGTTAATTCTGTTGTTAAAACTTCTCATGGTTCTATAACTCCTGCTGAAATGGTGGACATTTTAGAAGAGGAGAGAGGCTACAAGGATGAATATCTAGAGGGATATAAGAAAGATATTACTCCAGACGAAATAGAATATGCTGACTTTGTATTCGCACAAGAAAAGAAAATAAATCTTTATGTTGATGAGTTAATAGACTGGGCAAATAAAGGAGATATAGAGATGATAAAAGCCTCTATTCCTCGCATGTATGACATGACTGACCCTACAATTGACGCGATTAATAACATCATGGATACGAAGATGTATTACAATGAAGCCCAAGCGGAGATTTTAAATGCAAAAATATTATTTTATAGAGACTTCATGATCTTAACTATCGTCTTATGTATTGTGATGTCTATCTGCGCTGGTTTTAGTAGAAAGTGTGCATAATGAATTTTAAGGGAAAAAAAGAAGTAGTAAGAGCAGTGCAGAAACTCCTTGGGGTATCTGCTGACGGTGCTGACGGACCTGTTACTTGGAATGCTATCTTAGCTAAACTCTCAACTAAGGACACTCCCGCAATCAATGGGAGTATACCACAAAAAATGGTTTCTTTAGCTAGAGAGGAAATAGGAGTATCCGAAGTAGACGGTAGTAATTGTGGACCAAGAGTTGATGAATACAAAGCAGCTACATGGCTAGATGCTGATAAAGGTTGGCCATGGTGTGCCGCTTTTATTTGTTGGTTAGTAAGGGAAGCTATCGAGCAAGAGGATGTAAACTTTAAAAGACCTAGAACCGCTGGAGCTTGGGACTTTGAAAACTGGGCCAAGCAAGAATCAAATAGAGGAATTGAATTGCGTAAACCTACAAACGAAGACATTAAAGCTGGTGATATTGTTGTGTTTACTTTTTCCCATATTGGTTTAGCAGTTAAAGACGTAGACTCAAGTGGCTATGTTGTTACTATAGAAGGCAATACAAATGGAGCAGGAAGTCGTGAAGGAGGATCGGTTTTAGAAAAGAAGAGGCACGTTTCAAAAATTCGCAGTAGGATAAGAATTCTGTAGATTAACTTAGTCTTCCCGTTATAATAAGGGGAATGGAAAAAGTTAATATCCAAGTCAACAGCAACGATATCTTTAATTACGTTGTGGGAAACTCTGTGTTTGACCCTATCGAAAGATGGGTTGACCCCACAAGATACGAAGTCTTAGATGGTTTTATCTATGATTCCGAAACAAAAGAAAAGATTACTCAAAGTAGCGAGTATCAAAGATTTTGTTGGGAAGTAACTAAACTTAAACAGTTAACAGATAAAATGCAGCGACGAGAAATCGAAAGTGTTTGCGAGGAAATTGCTGAGATCGCACCAACTTATGTTCTTATTTAGTCATGGCCAAAAAAACATCACTCCAATCTAAGTATTCCCTTAAGAAAAAGGTTAAAAATAAGGGAGTCCACGCTAGAAGTAAAACTTCTAATCATAAACAGAGTAAACTCTATAAGAAAAAATATCGAGGGCAGGGCAAGAAGAGATGAATTTAGTAAATGATATTCCGATTACAGAAGATGCTTACAAGCACATCAATTGTATTGTTGAAATCCCTAAGGGAACCAATACAAAATACGAATACGACGAGAATTTAAATATATTTAAATTAGATAGATGTCTTGTTTCTTCTTTACAATACCCAATTAATTATGGTTTTGTTCCGCAAAGTTTAGCTTTAGATAATGATCCTTTAGATGTGTTGATCTTTAACCATGACCCTATTGATAGGGGAAGCATGGTAAGTTGCAGGGTCTTGGGGGTATTAGGTTTTGTTGATGGGGGAGATGTCGATAATAAAATTATTGCGGTTCCTCATTGGTCTCCACCAGAAAAATACAAAACAGTTCATGATATTGAGTCTGCTCATCTTAAAATATACCGTCAATTTTTCAAAATTTACAAAATAGATAGGGATTCTAAGACTAAAGTGGGGGACTGGAGGTCTCGTCACGTAGCAATGCAAATAACAAAAGATTCCCATGAACGCTGGAAACAAGCTAATAAAGAGAGATTTCACGAACAGTGGGCAAATAAAGTTTTTTGGAAAAAAATGAGAAACTCGGGTTTCGTTCAGCCCGATTAATGTGTAAATAAAGATATGGATACTATTCTACAACTAGTTCAGGATAACCCTTGGTTTGGAGTTGTGACAGCCGCAATTGCTTTTGCTTCTGCTATCGCCGCCGCGACACCCACCCCCAAAGATGGGACGTTCCTGTCCAAGCTTTACAAAGTTATTGATTGGGCAGCTTTAAACATTGGGAAAGCCAAGCAGAAGTAAGTCTACGGGTTAGTCTAAGGACTAAACTCTAGGCACCTCCATCCTGTGGGTGGGGGTTTTTGCTCTATATATGAACTACTCTCTACTATTTTTAGTAACATCTTTAGTTTTGAGCAGCATAACTCTGTATGTTTTTGCTGGAATTTTATTAATTCTTCAATTAATATACTCAAATGATATCAGATAAGGCAAAGGGACTTTCAGGATTAAGCCATGTAGCTCACACAAAGAAGCTTATGGACGAGTCCACTAAGCGTTACCATCATTCTTGTCTATCTGCTGGGTTAACAATTAAAAAGACTGGTAAAGCTCAAGATATTGGGCATGTGGACTTTGTTGTAAACGGAGAGACTGTTGATTTAAAAGGATTAAAAAATTCAACCAGAGAAGGTAAAATTCTTTTAGAGTTCCTCAATGTTAATGGAAAAACAGGTTGGTGTAATGAAAATGGGACACCTCTTTGGATAGCTTTTGATTTCGGAGCATTCTTTCTTCATGCTAAAAACGTTGATTTATATAACCTCGCAAAACAAAAATGCAATCTAAGAGAGACTGTCGATAAGGTAGATCAGTGTCTATATAAAGGGTATCGACGCAAAGGTAGAAAAGATATGATGTCTATGGTCTTATTGAAAGATGTATTAAAGGATTGCGAGCATTGGTTTTTGCCTTACTCGGAATATGAAATACCCATGGACAAAGTTTAAGGGTAATCTCTAAAATCCCCTGTTCCTTGATAGCTGTATCCTGCATTATACGGATCAATAAATAATCCTGTGGTTACAGGTGATGCTCCAGTCCATGCTTCGTAGCGAGAATTAATATTTCTATTATATTCCCTTATTAAATGTTGGGAATACCATTCTGATGATCCACTTGGGTATCCACCGCTTAAAATATACATGCCCGTAACCTCACTCCTAAAACTAGCCCAATCCCCTGAACCCGAAGCGTTGCTTGAATGAATTTCTCCTAATAAATCTAGTGGCATACTATCTTAATTACACTTTTTTCAGAATTCTTGAAAAATTCTCTTGACTGCCTCTAAATACTGTATATAATCGAAGTCCATGCTACTATGGATATTTATTGTCATCGCCTGGATAGCGTTTGTATTATTTATTTGCCGTTGTATGGGAATTAATTCAGACCAAGAACGCTACATTGAGCGCAAACAGAAAGAAAAAAAATGAAACAACAGCTATATGAAATGTTGCGATCTCAAGCCATCGCAGAACAAAAGAAAGCCCTTCTTTCTTTAGACCTGCTTGCGGATCACCCCGCAGGTATCGGAGACCACTCTACAGAAGATTACTGGAAGAATGCTAACGAAGCTTTAGAACTTTTGGTTGATGCAGATGATAAGCTTGCGTGTTTGGAAAAATATTTTCCCGATGAGCATGTGTCGAGAGTGACGACATGACTGTAATACATGTCGAAGAATTCACCGTAAATCGACATGTCCAGACTAGAAGCTTTCATTTATTTGTTATTTTTTATTTTTGCATTTATAATGCTATCGAGTTTATTATTTAAATAATGTCTACTTATATTAAGGTAATTCATATTTTTATTTCTATTGTTGCGGCTTTAACGGTTGGTGTCTTGCTTGCTGTGTTTATAGGTGTCGCAACCATGATTGATTCATTCTTAAAATTTCCAGTGCAGGTATATATGAACTTGCGGGAACAGGAAAGGATACGTAGATTGACTCAAGCCTTCACCCCTTATCATGAGGATGATGAGGAACAAATAGAAGAGGGAATCTGGGATAAGCATATCCGCAGGATGGAAGAAAAAAAAAAGAGAAACGAGAAACTTAAACAACAAATAGAAGCTAACAGTCCCTACAACGATGGGTGGACTAAAGACTTCTACCAAAAACAAATAGACGAAGATGAATAAAAAAGATTTAATAAAAGCATTGGGGGCAGGTTTACTGTTTGGTTTGATAATATTTGTATGTATGCAGATATTTATTTACTTCATAGACGAGCATACCGTGGAGTATGATGATATTTTTGAAACTGTTGTTGAAGAGGCTACACCCCCGATGCAACCTCCCATTGACCCCGACAATCCCAAGGATGACCTAGCTATGGTTACATTTAAATATGAGATTAGAATCCAGAACGCATATGATGACCAACAGTTAGAACTTTTACCTACAATTGAAGATGTGCTTGACTACTTCGCTGAGTATACTAGATTCCATGAAGACTTGTATGTTTATGAAATAGAAACAAGAGAGTTAGTTTTAGATTCTAAAACCTACAATCAAGTAAGACAGGAATTAGCAAGCAAAGAAGAATTACTAATTAAAGCCTCCAGAAACCCCGAAGCATTTACTGACGAAGAAATTTTTAACTTACTAGTAGACTAATGAACAAAAGAACACTAATCATTCTATCTTGTTGTTTTATTTTAACCCTCTTCTGTGTTAGCCTAATACTGGCAAATAACACGGAGACTAAGGTTGATAAAATAACGGTCACCTACGAGAATAAAAAACAAAAACAATTCCCAGTCACCGTTACCCTCACCAAATACCAACTGTGCAAAATGTTAGAAACCCTTGAGGAAGAGAGAGGTTATGGTCGTCCTGCTGACCCACAAGACAGCTTCACCTACACCTCAATTGCCAAAGGTAATCAACACTCCGAACAATACAACATCTCCTCGACTCATTTAGCTAAAAAACCAATATCAGATGATTGAGGTTTCGCTCTCAGACAAACAGCTAAAATGGTGTAGGGACCATGCCCAAAAAATAGTGGATCATTATGGGGGTAATAACACACTAGGGTCTGGTTCCTACAACCACAATAAAATAAGTAGTAATTTAGTTGGTGTTAAGTCTGAGGTTGCAACTACAGTGTGGCTCAAAAGACACATTGATAATAGGGGAATTACTCCTAACTTTGTTGACTTTAAAAACAAAAAATTAAAGGGTGATTTAGATATAGTAGGTAGGTGCATAGAAATAAAAGGTTTACGACCTCACCAGTGGGATGACTTCAAGAGATGCATTCCCCCAAAACAATTAAAGTCTTACGTCAGAGATGACGCTATTGTTGTTTGGACAACGACAGCAGGAGACACAAAAGATTTTAAAGTAACACTACAGGGATGGAACTATGCCAAAGACGTAGATGAGAATGGGGTCTATCGTAAAACAATATGTGATAACATTTGGTTAGAGGAAGACTCTCAAATGCGAGACATGGAAAGCTTAATAAAAAAATTAAAATGATAAAAAAACTAATTTTAATTCCAGTCTACTTATTTATTTCTTTATTTTGTAGAGCGGATGACCATTGGGGCGAATCCCCTCCTGTCCCAGAACTACAGATAAATCATGATATACTCACTGGCAGAGTAGAAGTTGGCTGGATATCTGATTCATCTTTTGAAAAGCCTATTTGGTATATAGTAGAAGTAAAACAAGTAGATGAAAACAGAGTTGTCGATCCCGAGTTTCTCTGGTTCAGACCTTTTATACCAATACAGAGTAATTTTAATGAATATATTACAATAAGTTTAAATTACAGAAATCAATTTGGGGCAGTAAAAGATTGGAGTAGAGCGGAGATGTTTAGGATAAGAGTAATGTGGGGGGCTTAAATATAAAACATAAACCATCATTAAAGAATGATTCAGGACGAGTTATTTAAAGATTTTTATTCCATACCCGAAGGATCGGAAACAATAGTTTGTTCCAAGTGCAACCGAAGATTACCCCGTTCATCATTTAGTCCTGAGAGCGGTGCTAAGTATCTAAAAACAGTGTGTAAGTCATGTATGTCAGAATATGTTCGACTTCTAAAACATCTTAGAGAGACTACACCTCCCCCTCCTGATGATTACGTTTGTCCAATATGTAATAAAAACAGAGAGCAACTTACCAATAACGGCAGGGAGAATCGCTCCTTAACCACACCTTGGGTATTAGACCATGATCATAAAACTGGTAAATTTAGAGGTTACATTTGCCAACTTTGTAATAGAGCTATAGGGTGCTTTCATGACAATCCAAATACTTTAGCCAGAGCTATTAAATATCTTAAACAATGAAACATAAACCATTACCACCACTAGAAGAATTAAAAAGGTATTAACATTATGAAAGAAGAAGAAAAAAGTATTTGTTGGTTGGGTGTAATCCCAGAGGCTGACAAACATAAGGTTCGTTATCCCACTAACGAAGAAATAGATATGGCTCTTTATGAGGCAGAGAATTTAACAGAAGAGGAGTATGATTCTATGAGCGAAAAAGAACGAGATGATTTCTATAAAAAAGCAAAGGAGGAGATCAAAAAAAACCAATGATTATTCAATTGACCCCAGAAGACTTAGAAGAAATAGATCGTATTGCTCACATTCGTAATGATACAAAAAAGCAAGCGTGGAATCGTAGGTTTTGCCAAAAGACAGATGATTTAGAAATGAACATCATTGGCTTGAAAGGTGAGATGGCATTCAGTAAACTTTTCAATGCTGAGATTGATGATAGTGTTCAACTATCTGGAGATAATGGTTTGGATTTTACATTAAAGGGGAGAACTTATCAAATAAAAGCCACTAAATATAGAGGGGGTGCTTTGTATTTTAATTCTTTAAAAGACTTTAAAACTGATTTTGCTATGGTTACTTATCCTTTTGAAGATTCAATGGGTAGCTGTGTAGAGATAGGGGGCTTTACGACCAGAAAAGTTTTCAAGGAAAGACATTCGGTAACTAATTATGGTTACGGTGATAGGGTTGCAATGCAAAAAAAAGACTTGTATGACATAGAAAAATTAATAAAGTGGATTAAAGAATGAACACTAAAGAACTACTTAAACTTCACGATGATACCTGCAAAGCTTGTAGGGTAATCATGCAAAAGAAAAACAGTGATTATACTGGTGGCAAGGGTGCTACCGATCCCTTCGCTAATTTTAATGCATCAAAGATACTGGACATCCACCCTGTGCAGGGTTTGCTTCTCCGTGTAATCGACAAAATAAAAAGAATCTACTCGTTCACTAATGACAGTGAACTATCTGTCCCAAATGAAACTGTAGAAGATGCTTGCGATGACATAGTAAACTATGCTATCTTAGCTAAAGCAATGCTTCTGGAAGAAAGATCCCAGATCGAACAAGAAAACACCAAATAAGCATGAATATATTTGCAGTAGACACTGACCCTAAGACCGCCGCACAACAATTGTGTGATAAGCACGTTGTTAAAATGA